TTTCTTCTTTCTATTGACTTCTATATAAATAGGTTTATATAGTTTGTCAATGTCAGAAAGTAATAAAAATTCAACTGTATATGTTTTACAAGAGATACCAGGTACAAGATTTGGTAATCCTAAAATTAATATTGTTGGTGCAGCTGAGTATGGTGAAATAAGATTTTTGTTACCAGAGTTATCACAAATTATGTGGTCGCCTGGTCCATTAATTTTTAAATTAAGAAGTTTATTAAAAAATTATACACCTAATGATTATTTATTATTAGTTGGTGATCCTGCAATTATTGGAGTTGCATGCTCGATTGTTTCTGATATTACAAATGGTAAATACAAATTAATCAAATGGGATAAACAAGAAAGAAGATATTATCCTATCGAAATAAATTTATACGAGAAAGGAAAAATAAATGATTGATTTTGAACAAGACAAACAAAACAGTTTGAAAAAAACTGACAACATACAATCCCTTGCGGATCAAGTAGAAAAGTTAGAAGATCTTAATGTAAGATTAGAAGCTCAAGAACAAATTATAAAAGATACAAAAAAAGAAATTGACAGATTATCAGGAGAGGTTATTCCTACCATGATGTCTGAAATGGGTTTATCAGAATTAAAACTTCAAGATGGTTCTCATCTTAAAGTTTCTACGTCATACAAAGCTTCAATTACAGAAGCAAATAAAGAGATGGCGTTTAACTGGCTTCGTGAAAACGGTCTAGGTGATATTATTAAGAATGAAATTAATGTATCATTTGGTCGTAACGAAGATAACAAGGCAGCAGAGTATGCTGAACTTGCGAGGAGTCAAGGGCTTCAACCGACACAAAAGATGAAGGTAGAGCCCATGACTCTGAAAGCGCTAGTCCGTGAGCGTATTGAGGCAGGTAAAGAAATGCCAACGGAAATTTTCAGTGTATATACTGAAAATAAAACAACTATAAAAAGGAACAAGTAACATGAACCAAGTAACGACAAAAAAAGAAGGAGCATTAGCAGTCAATATGTTTGAAGCTGATGCAAATCAAGGTGCTCAAAACATTGCGCAAGATGATCTTGCGTTACCTTTCCTAAAAGTTTTGGGACAATTATCTCCAGAGATAAACAAAACACACTCTAAATACATCAAAGGTGCTGAAGCAGGAATGATTTTAAATTCCGTATCAGGTGAATTATTTGATGGTGAAGAAGGTATAGAAGTATTGCCTGTGTTTTATAAAAGACAATATATCGAATGGCAAGATCGTGGAGCAAGCACTGGAGCACCAGTTGCAATTCACGAAGCTGACAGTGATATTATTAGTCAGACAACTAGAGATAAGTCATACAAAGATAGATTACCAAACGGTAACTATTTAGAAAATACGGCTAATCACTTTGTAATCCACTTAGGAGATACACCATCAAGTGCTTTGATTTCTATGAAATCTACTCAATTAAAAGTTAGTAGAAAATGGAACTCAATGATGATGGGTATCAAAATGCAAGGCAAGAATGGTTTATTTACACCGCCTACATATAGCCACATTTACAAACTAAAGACTGTGCAAATGTCAAACGACAAAGGCACATGGTTTGGATGGGACGTAAGTAAAATTGGACCAGTTTCAGACAAAGGTGTCTACGAAATTGCAAGAAATTTTGCTGAAAGAGTAGGTAAAGGTGAGATTGAGGCTAAACCAGAAGTCCAAGAAGAAACTAAAAAGCAGTTTAACTTATAGTATTCCTGCAGGGATAGGCGAGGAAGCGAGAGTGGACTCGCCTATTTTAAATTTTTATAAGGTGAGAAATGAACAAAGAACCTATAACGTATGAAAATTGGTTAGATCTGGGTAAGGTTATTATACCTTGTTACAAAGGTATACCTAAAGTCCCAAAGTATACCGATGAAAATTTTAAGATAGAGAAAGATATATGGAAAAGAGATTATGAGACAGCCGAGATAGCTTTAAGATTAGATGATGTTATTGATTTAGATATTGATAATAATTTAGTAAAAAATTTTTTAAACTTTTATGTTAATGTTAATGATTGTGGAGCAATTTTTGGTAGAGATGGTAATCCTGGTAGTCATTACCTTTGGGCCAACAAAACAAAAATACCTTTTAAACAGTTTAGTTTACCAGATGAATTTGAAAAAGATTACAAAGACTTTCCACACGGTGCAATGATATGTGAATTAAGAACTGAAAGGTTAAGATATACAATAGTTCCTGGTTCTTTACATAGTAAATCAAAAACAAATGTTAGATGGGAAAAATATCAAGAGATAAAAGAATACCAAGGTAATTTAACTTTAGATGTTGGTAAGGTAGCTTTATCTTCTGCATTAACAATTATATATCCTGGTGAAGGAAAAAGAGATGAGTATTGTACAGCAATTGCTGGAATACTTTTAAAAAATTCAGATTGGACAGAAGAACAAATAGATTTATTTATAGCTAGAATTGCAGAAGCAGCGAATGATAACGTTAAACAAAGAAGTAAAAAAGGTAGTTCAACTGCTAAAACAGAAAGAAAATTTGGTATAAATAAAATTTCAGAAATTACAGGTTATAGTCATAAAAGTATTCAAAGTTTATTTAATTGGATTGGTTTATTTCAAAACATAACTGCTCAAATATCTAATGATATGATTGAGAAAATAGAACAGTATTCTAAAGATAGATACTACGTTTATTTAAATGTTCCAGATAAAGAAGAAATAAAACAAAAAAGAATTTTTATAGATGGTAAAACTTTAATGGAGGCACATGCTTTTTATAAAGCAGCAATGGAACAAGCACAAGCTTGGATTCCAAGACAAAAACAACATGAGTTTGAAAAAATTATGATGCCTAAATTTGCAGAAAGAAAACAGTCTGAAGAATATGTAATAGAGGCAGAAGAAGAATATAAGTTTAAAAGAATATTAAAGGAGTATTTTTCAGCAAAGGGTATTTATACAGACAAAGAACAACTTGCTGTGCATAAACTTCCATATTTTAATGTTAAAGAAAGTTCTATAGATTTTGATTTAGATAACTTTGAAAATTATTTATCTAAACAAAATATAAATCAAGCTAGATCAGACTTAGTACAAAAAATACAAACAGTTTTAAAAGCAAAAAAGAAACATTCTACATTTAATAAAAAGTCTCTTGTTCTTTGGAGATTAGAAGGGGAAAAAGTAAATGATAGAAGTATAATATGGGAAGGAGAAGCTGTAGAGATTGAAGATCAAGCAGCATTGACAGATGAATAAAGATTTAAAAATTCCAAAATGGATTCCAGGCCCTCCTGGCACTGGTAAAACCCATATATGGTTAAAAGATAAATATACTAAATTTTTAAAAAAAAATATTTCTTGGGAAAGAATTGTAGTTTTGTCTCATACAAATGTAGCAGCTAAAGAAATTATTAAATCTATAAAAAAAATTCCAGAAATGGAAAACATACCAGATACTAAATTACAAGATAACATTCGTACTATACATTCTTATTTTAAATCTAAATTTACAAGACTTGGAAAATATGAAAAAGCAGACCATGAAGGTTTTTGTAAACAAAACCCTGAAATGAAACATTGGTCTAAAATGAAAAAACTTGGTTGGGAAAAACATCCTCTTTATCAAATTTCTTCTCACAGTCATGGTAAAAATTTAACGTTTCCTCAGTATTGGGCTACACTTAATGAAGAACTTTATGAAAATTATTCTTTAAATAAATTAATAAAATTAAAAATTAAATACGATAAATATAGAAAGCTTAAATCTAAAATATCTTTTGAAGACATGATAGATAATTTTAGATTTAAAGCTGAAGTTCCAACCGATATTGACGTTTTAATAGTAGATGAAGCTCAAGATTGTAATAGACCACAAACGCATGCTTTACAAATAGCTGCTACAAATACTAAAGAATTTATATTTATTGGAGATGCAGATCAAACTATTTATGATTATAGTGGTGCAGATTCAGATTTTTTTTATAAATTATCTAGCACACCAGAAGCACAAAAAGACCAACTTAAATATGGTTTACGATGTGGTAAAACAATAAATGAAATATGTAAAAGAATTATAGCTCCTGTGTGGGCAAAATGGGGTAAAAATGCAGAAAGAATTTGGACACCTGCCAAAGATATTATAGGTAAGGCTTATTGGATACCTCACTTAAATCAATCTTGTAAATCAATGGATATTTTATTAGACAAAATAAAAAATACAGATGAAACTTTTTTATTTACTTACAGAGGACTTCCTACAAATGATCATATAAGTTTGTTTTTAAAAAACCACGGTATAGATTATAAATTTGTTTCAAATGAAAAGCCTCACGTTGCTAGAAAGGATTTTAGATGTTTTAAACAATGGCCAAATTTTATAAATAATAAAGTATCAAAAAAACAGATAATGGATTTTTGGCCTTTAATGGGTAAGAATGTTAAAGTTTATAGAAAAGGTTCTGTAGATGTTTTAAAACCGTTAATAGACAAAGAATATAACATTCAAGAACTAATTGACATGGGTTTTATTTTACCTGAAGCAAAACAATATGACAGTTTTTCACAAGTTTTAACTGATAAAGATTTACTACCAAAAGTACCATATATAATAAAAGTTATTAAGAATGGTTTTGATACAGAAAAAATGCCAAGAGTTGAATTAGATAGTATACATAAAGTTAAAGGTCTAACCTTTGATAATATTATTGTAGACTTAACTACTTACAGAGATGAAAGAAATAAAGATGAAGAAAGACGAATAGCTTATGTTGCTTATAGTAGAGGTAGAAAAGATTGTTGGACCATTGGTACTTCTAATTTTAAATTTAAAAACAACTTAGCAGGAATACAAAATAACAGAAACTATTATTTATATGGAGAGGAAAAAAATGACACACAAAGACATGTTTAAAGATATAAGTTATGAATCATTAGAAAAGCAGGTAGGCGGGAAACATTATAAGTCTCTGAAAATTCAACCTGCACATTTTATAAATGAAAATAAACTTTTGTTTGCAGAAGGTAATGCAATAAAGTATATATGTAGACACTCAAACAAAGGGAAAGCAGAAGATATTAAGAAAGCAATTCATTATTTAGAGATGATATTAGAGAGGGATTATAATGTGTAAACGTCCAGAAGATTTAGACTTAGAAGGAATAGACACTGTAGCAATTGATATAGAAACTTATGATCCTAATCTTAAAACAAAAGGTTTAGGTGCTGTAAGAAAAGATGGTTTTATAACCGGTGTAGCTGTGGCTACTGGAAAAGATACAGTTTATTTTGGTTTACATCATTCTGATTTAACAACTACTCCCGAAATGGAACAAGAATTTTGGAATCAATTAAATAAAAAAATCTTGCAAAACCCTGATATTACAAAAGTTTTTCACAATGCAATGTATGATGTATGTTGGTTGAGAGCAACTACAGGTAAAATGTTACAAGGTAAATTAGTTGACACAATGATAGCTGCTTCTGTTATTGATGAAAACAGATTTAAATATTCTTTAGATTCTTTATCAAAAGATTATCTTAACGATCAAAAATATAAATACGATTTATATGAAAGAGCTTCTTCAGAAGGTATTAAAGACCCCATGTCTAATATGCATAAATTATCTTACGACTTAGTTAAAGATTATGCTAAACAAGACGTAGATTTAACTTTAAAATTATGGAATTTATTTAATAAAAAATTAGACGAAGCATTATACACAAGACCAGAAAATAATGAAATAAAAACTTGTAGAAATATTTTTGAATTAGAGACTAAATTATTTCGTTGCCTGGTTGACATGAAATTTAAAGGCGTTAGAATAAATGTTCAAAAATTAGAAGAGTTTGGTAAAAAACTAAAGTTTAGAAGAGACAATCTATTAAATATTATAAGAAAGCATACTGGAGTTATTGTTCAATTGTGGGCAGCTAACTCTATAAAATTATTATTAGATCAACAAAAGATTACTAATTATAAAAAAACTCCTAAATCTGGAATGCCACAACTTCCAAAAGATTATTTAAAAACTCACAAAAATAGATTTTTAAGAATGCTTTCAAAAGCAAGAGAATTTGATAAAGCAGTTAATACTTTTGTAGAAGGTTTAAAAGGTTATGTTTATAATGGCAGGATACATGCAGATGTAAATCAAATTAGATCTGACCAGGGAGGAACGGTTACCGGAAGATTTTCTATGTCTAACCCTAACTTGCAACAGATTCCTGCAAGTGGTTATATTGGTAAAAAAATGAGAGAAATATTTTTACCTGAAGAAGGTATGAAGTGGGGTAGTTTTGACTACTCGCAACAAGAACCACGGATCGTGGCCCACTACGCTATCAAGTATGGGTTGGCAAATACAGAAGGTTTAAAAGATAAATTTGAAAAAGAAAATGCAGACTTTCACCAAATTGTTGCTGACCTTGCAAAGATTCCCAGAAAACAAGCAAAGACGATTAACTTAGGTTTATT